ACTGTATAAGGTAAACAATATGCTTTCAATTAAATTTATCAGTAAGAATTTCTTCGACGTGTTTTGGGGTGAAGGATGGGATAACTGCGCTAGAATTAAGCGTAGTAAGAACAATGAATTAATTATTGTTCGTGCTTATAAGAAACCACCAAAAGATTTCATTAAACAAGTTATGGGAGTCATCAATGAAACCATTTAATATAAATAGTCTGTTTGAAGACCATCATGGTCTTATACCTTGGAATCATCCAGATATAAGGCAAACTTTCTGGACCAAAGAAGATACACGATGGGACAGTGAATCAAGAACATCTGTTAGACATTTATATACTCTATCAACTATTTGGTATAAAGATAGTCGTATAGTTCAATTTTATACTAATGATGATAATAATTATGGACGCAAACTAACTGTATATAACTACTATAAAGATGATGCGTATGATAAAGGATTAGTAGTTGTTCCTCATTATCATATTAATGCTAGCACTTTGTTAGATGCTTTACATTACAAAGTAAATGCACCTAATTATTATAATAAAAATGGAACTCTTAAAAAGGGTTTCTTTGGTATGTTACGTAGACGACTTCGTTCACCAACACTTAAAGCTAGTTGGGTTACTCAACATATGCTTGATGCGGCAATAGCATATATTACACCACGACTTGATGAGTATGGTTCTGTTTATGATGTTCTTAATAATAACAGCATTAATACTTCAGTATACTTTCAAGATGCTGTAACTCAAACCTATCATGTAGATTGTCTTGGTCAAAACGTAAGAACTGGTAATGGTTGGATAAGAGTATCTAGAAATACTTTACTTAATCTACCTAATCTAGGTTATAGATTTGATTCAGTCTATGACATATGGTTAACACACAATCAAGTTTACTTTGATGGTAACGTATATGATAGAAGTGAAATTAATGTTGTAACCTGCACTGATTGTGGCCATGAAACTGTTGATCAGATGACACATGAAGGCAAGTGTCAACGATGTTTAGGTGATAGTTTTAAGATTCATAACTATTCAACTCGTGTCGAAGGATTACTTAAATTCAAAGCTACAAAAGTTAAACCTTCTACAGTTTATCTTGGTTGTGAATTAGAGTATGAAACAAACAACCGTAACAAAGCACAGTTTGCAGTAGGTAAATTACTACATGGTCATGCACTTATGAAATCAGATGGTTCAATTCGTAATGGTTTTGAGATTGTAACTTGTCCTGCAACATTAGATATTCATCTTGATGTATTTAAAAACTTTTATGCTAATATGCCTACTGATTTAAAGACAGAAAAGAATGTCGGTATGCATGTTCATATCAGTCGTAAACCCTTGTCGCAGTTAACAATCGGTAAGATTACAGAGTTTCTTAATCGTCAAGACAACAAAGAATTCATACATCACATAGCTGGTCGTATCAATAACAGTTATGCTCGTATGGATAGTCAACGATCTATTACTTTTCCTTGGAAAAATCGTAGCGGTGGTGATAGATATAATGCTTTGAACTTAAACAATCCAAACACAATCGAAGTCAGATTGTTTGCAACGCCAATGGATTACAAAACATTTGCGATGCGATTGCAGTTCTGTCAAGCATTAGTTGATTACTGTGGACCTGCTTCATCTAGCGTTCCACTTAAACAACAAACAACATATCCAGCATTTATTAACTGGATAAAATCAGGCAATAGCAAAATCTATCCTGAGTTAAGTAATCATTTGAAAGGATTCAATTAATGTGTATCGCAATCTATAAACCAGAAGGTAAAGTAATTGACAAAGCAACTCTGCAAGAATGCTATCGTTCTAATCCAGATGGTGCTGGCTTTATGTATTCTCAAAACAAGAAACTACATATAGAAAAAGGTTTCTTTAGCTTTGATTCTTTTTATAACGCTTATAAAGCACATGAAAGAAAACAAGCAGTAATTCACTTTAGGATTAAAACTCATGGTAAAATTGATACAGCAAATTGTCATCCCTTTTCAGTTAATAACTCAATTGGCTTTGTCCACAATGGCGTTATTAGTGGGTATGGTGATGCTGACTTTAGTGACACTGTTAGGTTTAACGAAGCAATACTTCGTCCCCTTGTTAATAAGTGGGGTAATCTGGCTTTGTTTCAAGATCCAGTAATAGAACTTATTGAATCTCGTATTGGTTATAGTAAACTTGTATTCCTTGATAGACACGGCAATCACAAGATTATGAATGAAAGCAAAGGTCAATGGGATGATGGTGTTTGGTATTCTAATAACAGTTACAAACCATATGTTGCACCAGCAACACCTACTTGGAAAACTAGTGACTGGATTAATGATTACAGTAAAGGTTATACAACATCAAAACCAGTAGCACCAATTAAACGTAAGTATGGTGTTCAAGTTGGTGATATGGTTGAGTTACTAGAAGAGATTAAAGATAATGTAACAAATAAAGTCTACGAAGAAGGAGAACTATGTGAAGTTGTTGCAGTTAATCAAGACTTTACATGTGACTTGATGTATGAAAATGACAAAGGTGATCCAGAGTTTATATATAATATTTCATATCATATACTTAACTTTGTAGATGACTTTGAAGATGACTCTATTGATCCTGTTGGATATCCACCATATCAAAAATATCCATCACCTTATCTATTAAGGAGTAAGAAATGAGTCTTAAATTATTTCCTTACAAGATAGGCAGCTTGTCTGCCAAACGATTAGCCCGAGCACTTAATGTGCTTCGGGTCGGTCATAATTATAACGCAAAGCGTTCAGATACTATTGTTAATTGGGGCAATAGTCATCCACCGCATTTCAGGTGGATGGAACAAGATTTAAATAAACCACAAGCAATTGCATTAGCTTGTAATAAACTTAAAACATTTGAAACATTAGAATATAATAACTTTGAACACATACCAATGTTTACAACTAAACGACATATAGCAGAACATCTCATAGAAACAAATGAAACGTTATATTGTCGATCTACTGTAACAGGTCATAGTGGTCGTGGTATAGTCATTGCTAATACTGTTGATAAACTAATCAATGCACCATTGTATACTGTTAAGACTAAACATAAAGACGAGTATCGTGTTCATGTTTTTAAGGGGAAAGCAATTGATATTCAAAAGAAAAAACGGAAAATTAATGGAACTACCATTTCTAATGGTATTCGGAATCATGCTAGTGGTTGGATCTTTGGTAGGCTTGACCTTGATCCACCTTCTGAATTGGTTAATATAAGTGTTAAAGCAGTAGAATTATTAGGATTAGACTTTGGTGCGGTAGATATAGGTCATAGACTAAGAGACAATAAATTCTTTGTATTCGAAGTGAATACTGCACCAGGTCTTGAGGGTTCTACTCTTGACAATTATGCAAAAGCAATATATAATTATTATAGGAGTCTTTAATTATGGTTTTTCGTGTAGGTGATCAAGTTGTTCTTACTAGAACAAGTAAAATAGAAGAGTTTTTAACTCAAGAAGATTATACCCCTGAAGAATATTTTTTTGATAGAGATCTATATATTGTTGACTCTATTACACCAGGTGGTAATGTTCATGCGTATTCAAATGCATTATTTTATAATGAAGATGAGGATGGAAATGAATATGAATTAGATGAGCCAGAAAGTTCTGATGAAAATAATATTTGGGATCCATCACAGAATCCTGAATGGACTTGGGTTACTCTTGCACAATTAAAAGAGTTAAAAAATCTTGCTACAAATAATGGACTTGACAATATTTGTAAAAAAGTGAGACAATTATATCGCAAACATAATCAAAATCATGGTAGTGCTTTTCAATTCCAAGGAATTTAATGATACCATTTAGTCATGCTATACTTGATGATGAAGGTGATATAATTAGAAAACATCGTTGGTCTAATCGAGAAGCTAAATGGTTTATGACCAATAATCCTGATGTAAAAGTAATTGTATTACCTAAAGTTGTACAAGTTAAACTTGATCTATTTAAATTAGTAGGGGAGTGTTTATTTTGAGATGTATAGCGTGTAATAAAAATTTAAATGACTTTGAATCTACTCGTAAATCAATAGTAACGGGTGATTATTTGGACTTATGTAATTCTTGTTATCATTCGGTACAAGATGAACTTCCAGCCAAAGAACGCGATGATCTGCGTTCTGAGGAGGAAACTTTTATAGAAGACGATAGTGATGATCCACTTACATCATTACCACCGTTAGAATAATTACTTATTCATTACGTACATTGTAACTTCAAAGCCGAAACGCATTTCAGTTGCTGATGGTTTTGTCCACATGTTAAATCTCCTTTTGTTTATTTTAATATAGGCTAGATAGTTTGTGTATAAAAAAATGCATATTTTTCTAGGCTACAATATATATTATACAAGAGATTTGGATTTTTGTCATGTGTGTAACTTTTAACTTAGACTAAGGATTATCATTAGTAAATTTATAAAACATACTTCATGTCCTAAATGCGGATCTCGTGATAATCTAGCAGAATATGATGATCACGTTTGGTGTTTTGGTTGTAAGTATTATAAAACTAAAGATGACATTCATAGTTTACGAAGCAGACTGTCAGAGTCGCTGGTAGCGACGATGCGGTCTGATGAGTTAATATTAACTGATGATATTCCTATAAAAGCTAAACAATGGCTATTAAAATACGGCATTACAAATGACGAAATTAAGCACAATAAAATTGCGTATAACGCAAATTCTGACATACTTGTGCTAATTCACACGCAAAATTACTGGCAAGGTAGGTGTTTTGGTAATCAAAATATTAAATATTTATCTAAAGGATTGAAACCATTGACAATTTATGGAACTGGTGATACAATAGTATGTGTAGAAGATGTATTATCAGCTATAAAAGTTTCACGGTTATCCCCTGAATACTGTGCTACACCGCTGTTAGGAAGCAGTATGTCTCTAGAAGTTACACAATCGCTTTCAGAACGATTTAAAAATATAGTAATATGGTTAGATAGGGATAAGGCTAAAAACGCGATAGCGATAGCAAGAAATTTGAAACAAAGGGGTGTTAAGAGTGATGTTGTTATCTCACCTAAAGATCCTAAAGATTATGAGAAAGGAGAATTACTTACTTGGTTGAAGAACAAATAATAAATTTATTCTGCAAAGATAGAAATCTCTTTACAAAATATTATAAATATGTTAATATTAATTATATTAAAATTAACTATAGTAATATATATAAATTATTTATAGTTATAGAGTATTACTATAACAAATATAATAATAATAATAATATAACTAAACAAGAATTAGAGTTAGCTTACAATGCTAACTATTTACTAAAAGACTCTGAACGAAAAGAACTATCCGATCTGTTAGATCGTGTCTTAAATTTAGAAATTACTAACCCTGAAGAAGTTGTTACACTTCTTGAAGAACACAGACGTCGTTGTCTTGCTGGTGATGTAGCACGATTAGCTCTTGATGTTGAAGATGGACAAGCAAATGTTAAAGACTTACTAGATAAGTTTACAGAATTTGAGCATCAAGAAGTTCAAGAAGAAGATATTAAGTTTGTGGATTTTGACTTAGAAAGTTTGTATCAATCACAAGTTGCAACACCAGGACTTAGATGGAGATTAAACTTTTTAAATAAAAGTCTTGGTTCATTACGCAAAGGAGACTTTGGATTTCTCTTTGCACGTCCTGAAACAGGTAAAACTACATTTTTAGCTAGTGAAATATCACACATGATAAGTCAAACAGACGGAGATATTCTGTGGTTCAATAACGAAGAACAAAATAAAAAGGTAGCCATTCGGTGTTATCAAGCCGTGTTAGGGATCACAACAGAAGAATTATTTTCAGATAGACCCAAATACATGGATCTGTTTTATAAGAAAACAGGTGGAAGATTTAAACTAGTTGATGATATGGAAGATGCAACAAGAGCATCTCGTATAGAATTGGTTCTTAAGGCAACCAATCCAGCACTTATTATCATTGACCAGATAGATAAGATAAAAGGATTTAAACATGATCGTAATGATCTTGAGTTAAAACAAATTTACCAATGGGCTCGAGAGATGGCTAAGACATATGCACCAGTGATTGCAGTAAGTCAAGCGTCTGGAGAAGCTGAAGGTAAACTATGGTTAACCATGGATATGGTTGACAGCAGTAAGACTGCAAAGCAAGGAGAAGCTGATTGGATTCTAGGCATTGGTAAAGAACAAGATAACACCAGTCGTTATAGATATTTAAATATCTCAAAAAATAAATTAATTGGTGATGCAGATACTTTACCAGAACTTAGACACGGGTCAGCACAAGTATTACTTAAACCCGATATCGCAAGATATGAAGACTTATAGGAGAAGATATGATTATTAAAGATGCAACCTTCAAAGATGTATTAGCAGTAGATCCTACATTATCAAACTTTGATGTAGAAGATGTCTTGACATTAGGTAATCCTCATGATACAATAGAAGATACAATCTTAAAACTTAATGGAGCACCCTGCGGAGAATGCGCAACTATCTAGTAGTTGATGTAGAAACAACAATATCTAACAAAGGTAATCCCTTTGATAGAACTAATAAATTATGTTACATAGGAACTAATAATGCGCTCTATGAGATTGAGTATTCTAATACTCCGTACAAAAATAGCCTTGATGAGATTCAGAATCAGATATCTTCTGTGGAAACTCTCGTTGGCTTCAACATTAAATTCGATTTACACTGGCTTAAGAAATATCATTTAGACTTTAGTAGTAAACGAATCTGGGATTGTCAGCTTGTTCATTTTATTTTAACTGGACAAGTTGATCCTTTCCCTAGTCTTAATAAAGTTTGTGAATACTATGGTCTTGAATCAAAGTTAAATGTAGTGTCTGAAGAATATTGGAAAAACAAAATAGATACTCCAAACATTCCTAAAGAACTATTAGAAGAATATTTATCTCAGGATATTAAATTGACTGAACAAGTTTACTTAAAACAATTAGAACAATTAGAAACAGTTCCTCATTTAAAGAAACTAATCAGTCTACATAATCAAGACTTACTTGTATTACAAGAAATGGAATTTAATGGACTTCTATACGATGTAAATAAAAGCGTAGAAGAAGGAACAAAACTTAACGCAGAATTGGATAAGATAGATGAATGGCTTTTTCGATTCCATAATTGTTTTGCCTTTAACCCTAATAGCACTGATCATCTCAGCGCTTTTTTATATGGTGGGACTATCACTTTACAACACAGAGTTAATGTGGGTGTATTTAAAACAGGTCCTAAAGCTGGGCAACCCAAAGAACGTTGGGAAGACTACACTGTAACATTTCCACGGTTAGTCAATCCAGTAAAAGGTTCTGAATTAAAGAAAGAAGGTTTATGGTCTACTGATGAAAACACTCTCAAATCATTAACAGGTTCTAAACAAGCTAAAGAAATTATACAAACTTTACTATTTAGATCTACTATTGAAAAGAGATTGTCAACTTATTACGAAGGACTTGTAAACTTAATTCAAGAATCTAATTGGGAAGAAAACAAGATTCACGGACAGCTCAATCAATGTGTAGCAAGGACAGGTAGATTATCCTCTAGTCGTCCTAACTTACAAAACTTTGATGGAGAAATTAAAGATCTATTTGGGAGTAGATATGCTATTGCAAGCTGATGCCAAACAACTAGAATGGGTTGGTGCTACATATCTTTCTCAAGATCAAGTTGCTTTAAATGAAATCTGGGGTAGTGTAGATCAACACAGTGATAATCAAACTCGTTTTGGATTACCTTCAAGACTTGTTGCAAAGACATTTGTATTTCGTCTTATCTATGGTGGTTCTGCTTATAGCTATGCTAATGATCCTAATTTCAGAGATATTGGCAATGAAAAGTTTTGGCAAAAAGTTATAGATCAATTCTATGATAAGTATAAAGAACTACATAAATGGCATGCAAAATTAATGGACGACGTTAAACGTGATAGAAAATTAACTATGCCTACAGGTAGAACTTATAACTTTGAACCTGAACTTAAATATAATAGAGCCGAATGGCCTCGCACCAAGATCCTTAACTATCCAGTGCAAGGACTTGGAGCAGACCTAATGGCTATAGCAAGAGTAAGTTTAAAAAATAGACTTAAAGATAAGGAAGGAGTATTACTTGTTAATACGGTTCATGATTCAATAATACTTGACTTTAATCCTGATATATGGGATAATATAAGTATAGTCAATTTAGTTGACAAATGTTTTAATGATATTCCAGCTAACTTTCAAAAGTTATTTGGTAAAAACTTCAACTTACCTATGAGAGTTGAATGTCAAATTGGTCCCACTTGGGGAAATATGGAGATAGTAAATGCAAATTACAGTAATTGACGTTTCAGAAAATACTAAAAAATCAGAATCAGGTAGAACTTTTCAACAATTAGAAGTTGCTTATAAAAATGAGCAAGGTGTTCCACAATTGAAAAAACTTATACCATTTAGCAATCCTAATATGTATAAACTTGCTAAAAGCTGGGTTAAAGGTGACGTATTTAACGTAACAACTATTAAAAATGATAAAGGATACTGGGAATGGACTGGTATCGAAGGAGACAATACAGTGGCAGAAGTTAAACAAGCAACACCATCAGCAACTAGAGTAACTGGTTCTAATTACGAAACTAAAGAAGAAAGACAAGCTAGACAAATCTATATTATTCGTCAAAGCTCTATCTCTTCAGCTATTGAACTATTAGGTCAAGGTAAAACAGTATCTGATGTTCTTAATGTAGCTAAACAATTTGAAGAATATGTTATTGGCAAACAAGAACAAATCAACGACATTCCTGAATAGGAGACATTATGAAAAAGTGGGAAGTCTGGTTAACAAGAGTTCTCTTAGTGTCTGGTATAGCAGTAGCAATAATTGCTTGGAGTGAACTTTTCTCCAGACTTAACGCTAAAGAATTAAGGTATTTACATTATCGTTACAATGAAAATGTAGTTATTACTTTGTCAAATATAGATTGTATTATTCCTGAAATTAAAGAATTATATCCATGGGCAGCTATTGCAACACGGGTAGATGGTCAACGATTAATTGCATGTTACAAAGGTGAAGGTGAAAATATAGAAATACAATGGTATAAAGGAGATAAATCAGTATTTCCTGCTAATGTATTTTTAGTTGACCCTAATCAAGATAAAACTTATAAGAAAATACAATGACTCAAGCTTTAATAGATCAAGATTTACTATGTTATAGATGTGCAGCTAGTGCCGAGAATGATGACCTCGGCATTGCCTTATATAGATTAGATGAGTTACTAGATAATATTCTTACTAAGACTGAAGCTACAAGTTATAGAGCTTTTCTTACAGGCAGTAATAATTTTAGAAAGCAAATCTATCCTGAATACAAGGCAAACCGCACGCAACCTAAACCTAAACATCTTAAAGACTTACAAGACTACAGTTTAGAAAAACTTAATGCTGAGTATGCTCCTGAAACTTTAGAAGCTGATGATGCTTTAGCAATTAATCAAACAAAAGATACTATTATTTGTAGCCTTGATAAAGACCTACTACAAATTCCAGGTAAACATTTTTCTTGGGAAATTAATGGTAAAGGTTGGTCTAGACCTGATACGTTTACAGAACAAACTGAACTAGAAGGTTTACGTTTATTTTATAAACAATGCTTAAAAGGAGATCCTTCAGATAACGTTAAAGGTGTTCAAGGTATTGGTTCTAAAGGTGCAGATAAACTATTAGACGTATGCACTACTGACGAACAGATGTTTAAAGCAGTTAGAAATGCTTACAACAATGATCTTGAGTTTATTATGAATGCAAGTGTCTTATGGATTTTACGTTCATTAGATGATAAATGGGAAGATAGATTCTATGCCTACATTCAAGAGTAAGCTGGAAGAAAAAGTATGGGGAACACTTAAGAAACATTTTCCTTCTGTTAAGTATGAACCTCAAAAGTATAAATTTATTCAACCACAAATAGAACGCACTTATATACCTGACTTTAGAACAGGTCGTAGTAACTTATATATTGAAGCCAAGGGTAAGTTAGATTTAGAAACACGTAAAAAAATGGTATGGTTTAGAGATTCTAATCCAACAATTAGAATTATATTTTTATTTCAAAATCCTGATAATAAAATTACTAAACGTAGTAAAACAACCTATGCTATGTGGGCTACTGATAATGGCTTTGAATGGCTAGATTTTAGAAAGGACTGGCTTAATGCTTATAAGCAATTGTGTAAAAAATGAAGATGGTAGTTATGACTTTGACTTCCATGTAGATAACGAAGAGGCAGCATTCCTTATGGACCATGCTGTTAAAAATTTAATACACCATGGAATTATTAATATTAATTTAGATGCAGCTCAACAAGAGTTAGATCTATTTAAACAAGAGGGAGGACAAGTGCAATGATTCAGTTAAGATTTTTAAAAGAGGGTAATAGCCCTTTACTTTTACAGTATAGACGTAACTTCTTACTATTTGCAACTAGATGGAAAGCAGTTAAGATACAGGTGCAATAATGAGTAAAATCCTTTTATTAGATATTGAAATGGCTCCTAACGTAGCTCATGTATGGGGTATATGGGATCAGAACATTGGTATTAATCAATTACAAGAGTCATCCTATGTTATGTGCTATGCGGCTAAATGGTATGGCGAAAAGAAAATGATATTTGATTCAGTTAAAAAGTCAGGCGAGAAAAAAATGTTAGAAGGTATTCATAAACTCCTTGACGAAGCAGATGCTGTTATTCATTACAACGGTAAACGATTTGATATCCCATCTTTAAATAAAGAATTCTTACTACATGGTATGTTTCCACCATCACCATTTAAAGAAATTGATTTATTAACTGTAGCTAAGGGTCGTTTTAGATTTGTATCTAATAAATTGGATTATGTTGCACAGTCACTAGGTTTAGGTAAGAAGACTGAGCATAGTGGTCATGAGTTATGGGTACAATGTATGGCAGGTATTCCTAAAGCATGGAAAATCATGGAAGAATACAATAAGAACGATGTTATTTTACTTGAAAAAGTTTATAACAAATTTAAACCTTGGATTAAGAACCATCTCAATCGTAATTTAATTGAGAATACTGGTCTATCTTGCCCTACATGTTCATCATCTAACTTCCAACGTAGAGGTTATAACTTAACGTCAGCTGGTAGATATCAACGATATCAGTGCCGTAGTTGTGGTAATTGGTTTAGAGACAATAAAAATTTAAAAGAGAAAGGCTCTTTAAAGGTGGTTAACGTATGACACCTGATGCTTGGATTGTAGAAGAACATGACTCTAAGGGTCGTCTTGTATGGAAGATGATGTCTTTCTTTGAACCTACAGAGTTATCTTGGTTTAAAGATTTAAAGAATAAAAAACATAACTTAACAATTACACCTATGTATAGAAACGAAGAAGAGGCTAAACATTATGATGGCATTAAAAAGTATGATTCTAGTAAGTTTGTTATTGGCTTGTAGCGGATGTCAAAGTTTTGTAGCGTCAGTAAGCGGAACCTTTGTTGGTAATATAGCATCGGATAAAGTTATAAAAGAGATGAATAAAAATGATAATGAACAAAAGATTCCTAAGAAAGCTTTATGATTGCTATAAGGATCTTCCTCCATTTTGTAATCTGAGGATGCCTCCTGCTAGAAAAGTTACTTTTGAGATATCTAACGATACTGGTTACTATGGTTTATTTGTTCCTTATCCTATGCGTATCATAATTACTAATGAAGTCAAAGACTTCTATAATCTTCAAGATACTTTACTTCATGAAATGGTTCATTTGTATTTGTTTTATAATGGACATACAGATTATAATCAACATGAAGCAAAGTTTGAACAGATAGCTGATACAATTTGTAATACTTTATTAATAAGTCGGAAACATTTTGGTTGACAGAT